GACAGGCAGACCATAGAGGCTATGAGTAAGCAGGGCAGCAGTGTAAGCGATATTGCAGAGGTACTGGGAACACATAGGGACACAATTTATAGGGAGTTCAAACGCTGCAACGCCACACTGAAAACCTACACAGCAGCAGCGGGGCAGCAGGCATTATAAGGAAAGGAGTAAAACATGGGTATAACAGTTTTGAGTTTGTTTGATGGGATAAGCTGTGGAATGGTAGCACTTGAAAGAGCAGGAATAGAGGTAGATAAATACATAGCTTACGAAATAGAACATAATGCAATAGAAATCAGTAAAAAGAATTATCCAGAAATCGTACGAGGGGGGGGGACGTAACAAAGGAAGAGGGAACATTAGCACATAAAAAAGCATGGTCGCAAGTTAAAACATTAGACCAAAAAAGTAGAGCTTTAACAACTGCACAGAATATAAGCAATTCGGGTGCGACAAATATAAAGTATTCAGATACAGAGTATTACATACTGACGCCTTTAGAGTGTGAGCGTTTGCAGACACTGCCAGACAATTACACAGAGGGGGTAAGTAATACACAAAGATATAAAGCTATTGGAAATGGCTGGACGGTGGACGTAATAGCACACATTTTCAAATATCTTAAGAAAGCAATAGAGGAAAATATAGAGCCAGTCAAATTAAAAGACCATGAACGCCCACAGCAATCATACAGAAGAATGGTAAATACGGAAGAGAAAAAAACAGAGGAAAAAACAATAAATGCAAACGAGGTAATAGAAATGCAGGAAAAGGAGAAATACGAAAAGAAGATAGCAGAATTAGAGAGGGAGCTAAAGGAAAAAGACAAGGAAATAAGCAAAATTAGGGGAGAAATGCAGACCTTAAAAGACAGGGTATTTAACATTTTATTAGAAAAGGCGTGCGGTTGATAAAACCGTACCATGAGTGCCGTTAGTTCAGTGGTTAGAGCAGCCGCCTCATAAGCGGCAAGTCGTGGGTTCAAATCCCACACGGCACATTGTGTAGCAGGCATGGCGAGCCTGCGGCAGAGGGCAGCAGGCTAATAGCTGCAATCTGTATACCGTGAAAAAATAGCGGCGGTCATACCAGCCAGAAAGTATGTGGACGGTCAACAGGTTTTCAGTTGCTTTTTAATGCGAAAAGCAGCCCGCACGGTAAAACCAAACGCCAGAACAGGAGAGCGGCACACATGGAAAGGCAGAGAGCGCCGCCGAAAGGAAGAGAGGCAGACAATGGCAGCAGAGGCATTGATAGTAGAGGACGCATACCAGAAAGGCTACGCAGATGCAATGGAAGATATGCGAAAGAAAAAAGAGCAGAGGCGACAGCGGGAGCAAGAAAAGAAAGCCCGCCGCTGGTATTTCATTAAGCAGAAAGCCTATGGGTTTGTAATGCTGGCAGTTACCGTGCTGGCAGTATGGGCGACAGAGGGCGACATAACAATAGCGGTTATTACCGTACCGCTGGGGCTTATGTGTCTTTTCGGTAAAAAAATGCTGATAGTAGACAACTACTATTTTGAGGCAAAAAAGGGGTAGACATGGGAATAACAAGGACAGTAACAACGCGGGTACATTGCGACGTATGCGGCGAGTGGGTAACAGGCTGGGAAAGCGAGGGTATAGGAATAAGCAGAGAATGGGCTAAGTATTTTGTAAGGCTGCAAGGCTGCACAGCTGGAAAAAGGATTATATGCAAAGAGTGCCGAATAAAGCAGCGTATTAAAAAATGCAGTTTGCAGAAAAAATACGGCGTAGCCGGAATGGACGGCGGCGCTTGTCTGGGATTTTCATACGACGGGGACGACGAGCCTATAGAACGCTGCAAGCGTTGCATAGCCTGCACAAGTTTTGACTGGGAAGAGGAAAAAGAAAGGCTGAAACTATGAGAAAACAGAAACGACAGACAGTTAAAAAACTGATGCAGTGCGCAGCCATTATAGCGGCAGGCGTGCTGGCAATCATTTTGTTTATGCTGGCTATCTGGTACAGAGGAAAGAACAGCGAGCCAGTAACAGACGAACAGGTAGCAGCGCAGATGCAGCAGGCAGAGCCGCTGGTTATTGAAACACCAGAGGCAGCCGCAGAGGGCAGCATAAGAGTATACGACTATGACGGCTGCTGTATTTATGCCTACTACGGCAAAATTCGGATAAACAACGACGGTAAGGACGGCAAGGACATTGACGTAGAGGCAATAGGATACTTAGAGGGCTACCAAGAACATAAAGAGGAAAGCGGGGCGGGGGAATGAGCCACAAATATTACAGCCCTTTACGCCCGTTATCACTGGGGACATTTCCAAAGCCGCAGGGAAACGAGATTTTACATATAGAAAATTTTAAGGAACGGCAGAACGTACCAGAGATAGCACGGCAGGCGTGGGGATACATTGAGTACAAAGAGGCGCTTACAGAAATAGAGGCGGCAGCTTATGAGTTGATACCGTCAAACTGCATTTCTGAAATGGAAAACTTAGAGGCAAGGAGATAAAGGCAATGAGCGAGGTATATATACGCAGCCAGAATAAAGAAAAGCTGTATAGACTGGGCGGTAATTACGCCTGCGTAGAGTATGGAGAGTACGAGGACATAAAGAAAAAGAGAGGCGGCGCAGAGGCAGACAAAAAGCGCCACGTAATTTGCATAAGTGACGGGTGTTTAGAAGAAATTGGAGAGTATGCCACAAAAGAGCGCTGCTTAGAGGTGCTGGACGAGATACAGAAAGCGTGCGTAAGCTATCTGTTTACGGCTGGCGGTGCAGCCGTAATAAGGGGCGGCATGGACGTACAGCCGTTTGCAGCAGTAATACCGAGGTTGTACGAAATGCCAGAGAAGTAGGAGAGGCAGACAGTGACAGTAAAGGAATTTATAGGCACGCTGGAGAGTTCAGACCGCCTGCGCATTATCGAGGGCAAAGCAGAGGTTTACGTAGGGTATCTGGCAGCGTTCAAACCGTTTGCAGACCATGAGATAAGCGAGGAATACCGAAAATACAGCGGGCATGAGGTAAAGAAGTTTAGAGCAGTGCCGGAGATAACGCACAGACGCTGGAAAGAGCTGGGGCTTATGAAACCATTAGAGCCAGACCAGACAACACAGTATAAGTTTAGTGATTTGCAGATGTCGCTTTACTACACCATTTACATACAAGAAAGGAAAGGGCAGGAAGTATGACAAAGAAAAAGCCGGATTTTTTACGGGATTTAGATACTGCAATCATGGACGAGCTTACAGGTGGCGGTATCAAGGGAAATGCAGCGGGACTGGTAGGAACGCTTACACAGATTAAGGAAATTAAGCAGCTATGCGGGCTGCCGTTTTGTGGTTATATGGCAAAGCTGGAAACGGTAAGACCAAGCGGCGTGCCGGACGAGGTAACGGTAGTATTTGCAGAGGACGTACCATACAGGGCTTGCAACGGCATAGAATTTGACGTTATGCAGGAATTTGTAGAGGGCAGCAGGCTTTTACTGACAGGTAAGGTGCAGACGCTTAAGGACTTCCAGAGCGGTAGACTGCTGGTATATATTCTGGCAGATTTTGTGGCGGTATCGGAAAAGGCAGTAGAGCAGGACGAGGCAGCAGTAAGAGGCGTTATAGCGAATAAGCCAACATACAGAGAAACACCGAGAGGCAAGCGCATTACTGATATTACGGTAAAGGTAAGAAATGAGCTTACAGGCGGCAGCTGCTTTTTACCGTGCATCTGCTGGCAGGAACAGGCAGACGAGGCGGCGCAGTGGCAACAGGGCGACACTGTAGAGCTGCTGGGACGGTATCAGAGCCGCCAGTATGAAAAGGTACTTGACGCAACCACAGGAGAAAGAGAACAGCGCACAGCTTACGAGGTATCAGTACGACTGATTAGAAGAAAGGAAGAGGCAGAAAATGAGTGTTGAACATATCGGCAAGGGCTATGTAAAAATCTGCGTGAGTGAGGAAGAGTTAGAGAACAGCATAGCTGGGCTTAGCCAGTTAAAACCTATTTTGCAAACGCAAGCAATAAAAGGGAACGGAAGAAACACAAAGCAGGGGCTTATTGACGCAGCAGAGCTGGGAAAACATTTTGATACAGCGATAGATGCAATGACTATGCTTTTAGCTGGGTTTAAGGAAGAAAGCGAGGTACAGAATGAAGAGTAAAACAATTTTAGGAGCAGACGGCGCAACAAAAATGCGGCAGATTACAGTAGGGATACACGGAAAAGGCGGCGAGACAGGCATAAAAGCAATAATGCTACTTACAGCTTTGATAAATGATTTAAAGCAGTGCAAGACACCGCAGGAAGTATACGACGGATATTTACAAATTACGGGGTACTGCAAATGCTGCGTTGATTGTGATTTTATTGAAGAAAAAGACGCAGACGAGCTGATGCACTTAGCGGCATATCTGGCAGGGAATGAACAGGCACGGACAGAGGCGCAACAGAAAGCGGGTAAAAAGGAATGAGAAAGGTTTATATATGCAGCCCATACAGGGCGAAAGACGGCGCAGAGCTGGACAGAAACATAGATTATGCGCAGCAGCTGACACGGCAGGCATTAGAGGCAGGCTTAGCACCCATTACGCCGCATTTATATATGACGCAGTGCATGGACGATAAAAAGCCGGAAGAGCGGGCAAGGGGCATGGCTGCTGGGCTTGCGCTGCTGAAAGGCTGCGATTTTGTTATTGCGGGCGTGAAATACGGCATAACAGAGGGAATGGACAGAGAAATACATACAGCAAATACGCTGGGAATTGCGGTTATAGATGCGAGCCAGATTAAAGCATATATGCGATATGAGGAAAAGCGGCAGGAGCGGGCAGCGAGCGACTACGCAAAGCTGCATGAGTGCAAGCATTGTTACGAGCGTAGATTATGTAGCCTTATGGGGTATGAGAACTGCTGTACCGCCAACACTTGCACAGCTGCATATAGACGGGCTTATGAGTATGCCTTAAGCCGCATAAGAGAGCGGCAGGAAACATGAAAAAATAAAAGCGCCTACGGTGGGGAAACACCATAGGCGCTAAGCTATACAGCTTTGAAATACTATAAAAATTATAAGCTATGTATGGCGCAAAGTCAAGAAATTTAACGGGCAGGCAGCCCGTTTTAACACTTGATAAAAGTATTAACGAACCGACAGAGAGGTAGATATATGCCATACGTAGAGAGGGTAACAAAAGCGGGAAATACGATAGAGATAGAGAGGTACTTTACCAGCAGATACAAAAAGAAAGGTATCAGCAGAGGGGATAAGGTAAAGCCAACAAAAGAAGAGCAGGAAAAAGTAAACACCAGACAGGCAGAGAGAAAGTTAAGGATACTCATAAATGCAAACTATGGCTATGGGGACTACCATTTAGTGCTTGACTATATCCGCAGGAAAGGAGAGCCGGACAGAACGCCGGAGCAGATGCGGCAGGACATAGACGTATTTTTGAGGGAGTGCAGAAAGGAGTACAGAAAAGCAGGGTTAGAGTTCAAATACATACACGTTATGGAGATAGGCAAGAAAGGTGCGAGGCATCACCACCTTGTAGTAAATAAAATTGATACAGAGATTTTACAACGCTGCTGGTATAAGGCATACGAGGGGCATAACAGGGTTAAGGTATTCCCACTGGACGATAGCGGCAACTATGCAGAGCTGGCAAGTTATTTAATCAAGTACACAGGAACGCACAAAAAGGGTACTGACGGAGCATTACAGGGCAAGCGCTGGAATTGCAGCAAGAATTTAGTAAGACCAGAACCAGAGTACCACATAATTTCAGACCGTGAGTATTTCAAGAAAGAGCCAAAGGCAATAAAGGGCTATTACGTGGACAAGAATAGCGTGAGCATGGGAGTACATAGCCCAGAGTATTACGGCTATGGGTATTTAAGATACACCTTAGTAAAAATAACAGATAAGGGGGGCTGAAATGCAGATAATCAAGGGCATTGCCATTGCAGCAGTGTTGATAATAGCCGGACTGCTGGCGCTGATTGTGGCAGCATATCTGGCGTTTAGAATTGCGGCGGCTATTTTTGAGCAGCAGGAGAGCTGGAAAGACAGCGGCAGCAGAAAGGGCAGAAAACATGATAG